GCGCAGACTGGGCGACCTTGTCCTGCAGCAGCATCTTCTCCTTCTCGCGCTGGTGCTGCTTGTCCGCGTTCGGGTCTTCGGGCGGAGGCATGTTCGTGGCCTGCGCCTGCATCTGCGCCTGCTGAGCCTGGGCGTCCGCGGTGGCCGGGTGCGGGGTCATCGCGTGCATCTCGGCCTGCTCCGGAGTCATCCCCTGCGCCGTCATCTCGGCCTTCTGCTGCAGACCGAGCAGCTCCATCTGGCCCGAGCCGTACTCCATGGCCTGCTGCTGCTCCAGCATGGTCCGCTTGTAGTCGACATCCTCATCCGTCATCTCGGGCAGGCGGGCGATCTCGCGGATGTACTTCTCCAGCTCCGGGTCCGGGAACCACTGCATGCCGGCACCAGCGGTGGCCGAGATGAAGGCAGCCAGCTGGTCCAGAGCGGGCGGGTCGACGTTGGTGGGCTCGAACCGGGGCAGCTCGTCCAGCTTCCAGCCGTTCACCGCGAACAGTCGAGGCACCGCGTACCGGTTCAGGGTGTCCGCGATCGCCTTGGTCAGTGCGTTCAGAGCCGCCCGGAAGATGCCGGTCTTGTCGGTGTGCAGCGAGTACGAGCCGGTGTCCTGGTGTCCGACCAGGATGAAGTCGGCCAGCACGCTCATCAGGATCCGCTGCTCGTAGCGCTGGATGATGCTGTTCGTGTCGAACTGACGGGTCCCTCCACTACTCATCAGCTCGAAGTCGAACAGCGGCTGCTTGGTGTCCGGGTCGTACTGAGTTGGGAGCACCAGGCCCTCGTTCTCGTCACGCCTGACCCCGCGGACCATCTTCTTGAAGGCATCCACGGTCTTCGCCTGCGGAGTGCCCTTGGCCGCCGTCAGGTAGTCCGCGGGGACCCTTCCTACAGGCATGCCCGCCAAGTCTCTCTCAACACCGATCGCCTCGAACTCCTCCAGGCGCTTCTTGAAGTACCAGGAGCGGTAGGACGAGCGGAGCAGGGAGAGGCCCTCGGGGTTGCCCTTGGCGATGGAGGTGCGGAACAGGATGCTCTTCTCGATCGGCAGCACCGTGGTCTGGTACCGGGGTGGGGCCATCTGCACCATCGCCCGGATCCCACCGGTCTCGTCGAACGACCAACGGAGCAGGGTCTCCTGCGCGCGGATCGGGATCTTCCGCCAGCCGATCAAGCCGTCGTTGTGCTTGCTCCGCTTCCGGGGGTCCTTCTCCCACGGGCCGACCCGCTTCTTGTAGACGATCTCGTGCCAGGACCAGCCGTAGATCATCATCGACAGCACCTCGCCGATGAAGTCGTCCCAGCTGTGGGACATGTCCTCCATGCATGACTCCAGGAACTCCTGGGCCTTGGTGCCATCGTCGGTCTGCTCGGGAGGCAGGACCTTCCACTCCACCTCACGGATCAGCTTGTCGATGCTGAACAGCAGGGCCCCGACCATGGAGTCGTTGGCCGACATCTCCCGGTAGACGCGGACCGCCTTGCGCCCACGCAGCGCAGGGAGGAACTCCTCGTCGACGTACCCAGAGACGCGCTTGACCCCGGTGACACCGAGCTCCTCCATGGGGCCTACGCGCTGCGGGATCTCGTCTCCGGCGTTGTCCTCATCCCAGGTGGAGATGTCGCCTTGGGGCAGTCTCTGGTCAGCCATTACGCCTCGCCTGGTTCGTCTTGTGGGCTCCGATCGCGCCACCCGCGATGGCACCAGCGGCGATGGTCGCCGGCAGCACCTGAGGCCGGTTCTTGAAGGCTAGGGCACGATGCACCTTCCAGTGCGGGAGCTCCTTGGGGTACTGCGAGTACGCCCTCCAGATCTTCGTGCCGCCCTTGTCGTCCCGGACACCGTGCTTCGCAGCGTGTTTGGCCCAGACCTTGGACTCGTTCGGGGACATCCCCCGCTTCGCGCGCGCGTTCTTCAGCCCGATCTTGGTGCTCATGCTGGTCACGTTCAAAGCCACTGGAGCAGCTCCTGCTCCCGCAGCTGCACCCAGTCCGGTGTTGATCGCCTTGTCCTTGTCGACCTTGGCCACTTCAGTGCGACGGTGCAGGGCGTAGCCGGCACCAGCACTGGCCAGTGAGATCGCACCCAGGGTCTCCGCCATCTTCCCCGAGGCAGCACGGTGCACCCGCCAGGGCACCTTCTTCCCACCGCCCACCGGCGTGTTCGGCTTCACCACGTTGTGGTAGTGCTCGGAGGCAGCAGCCTGGGTAGACCGCCGGACCTTGGCCGCAGCCACCTGCTCAGCGCTGGGCTGGTAGTACGGCTTCTTCCCCCCGCGCGCGACCATCGAGGTGGCTGGGTCACGGCGCATCCGAGTCACCCCAGAACCACGCCTGGCCTTGGAGACCTCACCGTGCTCGACACCGAACGCGCTGATCATCCAGTCCACCTCTTCGGAGTCTTGCCACCTACCGACTTCGCCCAGGCGTCGCCGGCGTCGGTGCGCAGGATGCTGTGCTGAACGGGGAGGCCCTTGCGCTCAGCGTGCTGCCACATCGCGGTGGCGATGCCCTTCCGCCGATGCTTCTCGGGCACCTCCATGCCCCAGATGGTGCCGTGGTCAGGAGTGCCCGGCTCGTTGACCACATGCATCTCACCGAGAGTCTTCTTCCGCCTGGTGGCCTTGACCGCGGTGATCCCAGGCAGTTCGTGCGTGGTCAGTCGGAGCCGCTTCATCCCCTTCGGGACACCCTTGGAGACCACACCGTGGTCCACCCCGAACGCACTCCTCATGACCTCATCGTCTCAGTGCTGTCACACCATCAGGTCGAGCTCCTCCGCGACCTCCTGGCTCTTGTTGGTCACAGACCCGACGTTCCAGCTGCCGGGCTTCCGCGCAGCGTCCTTGTTCTGGCGCATCTCCTCCTCGATGAAGGTCGGGCCATGGTCTCCAGGGATCATGATCGGGTGCGCCGGGATCGCGCGCTTGGAGACCAGCCGGTAGCACAGCGCCATCGAGCAGATCTCGTCCGGGAGGTGGAACTCCTTCCCGCGCGCGTAGAGCATGTCCACCGAGGCGTACAGGTGGGACTTGTAGAAGATCGGCACCCGCGGAGCCAGCCAGCGGTGGTTCTCGATCGAGCTCACGTACTCGCTGAGCATGTTGTCCCGCTGGGCACCAGTCATCAGGAAGCCCCGCGCGCGACGGTCGATGTAGTCAGCGACCACACCACCGAGCCCAGTGGCGTCGTGGATGCCCTCGGCGTTGTACTCCTTCATCAGCCGGTTGAACTCCCCGATCATCACCGGGTAGGGCAGCCGGCGCATCCGTGACCAGTGCACGACCTTGATCGGGAACCGGGTCACGTCGGCGATCGTGATCACCGTCCAGTCCTGCTCCTTGGCCCAGTCCGCGCCGATCACGTACTCCGCGTCCTGCTTCGGCTCCTCGAACCGGTAGGTCTGCCGCTCCTTGGACACGCTCTGTCGGATGCTCTCCTCGGGCAGCGAGAACATCTTCTCCACTGCCTCGGAGTCGATCGCACGGGAGCCGATGCTGGGCTCACCGAGGTCGTACTCCACCCGCCACATCTCGGCAGGGATCTCACGACGCTTCTGCTCCACGAAGGAGGGCTGCAACCAGCCGTCGATCTCGTTGGAGGTGTCCTTGTAGCACCAGGTGTAGATCGGGAGGTTCTCCTCCTGGAACCGCGCGTACTCGTGCGCGAAGGTCTTGTCCGGGTACTGCCAGGTGGAGCTCATCGCGGTCTGCGCCTCGATGATGTCGCCCTGCCAGTTCTTCTGGGGCATCGGCTGGCCCTTGGCCGCGTCGAAGATGGCCTGGTCCATCTCGTCGATCTCATCGAGCAGCAGGGTGGGCGGGTGCGGTCCTCGGACCGTCTTCTGGGAGGCCGTGAGCGGCATGATCGTGGCTCGGTTGGTGAGCTTGATCCGAGTGGCCGACTCCTCCTTCACCAGGTAGTTCGGAGCGTTGCTGTGCTCCCAGGCGTCGCGGATGGTGTTGTGGATGTTGATCGACTGGTTCAGCGACCCACCGACGATGTTCACATCAGAGCCGGTGATCGCGGCCTTGGTCAGACCCAGGATGGAGAGCAGTCTCGACTTCCCGGACAGACCACGAGAGCCGTGGATCAGGATCTGCGGCTCTCGGTTAAAGTAGGCGGTAGCGAAGGCGTCGAACGGGGCGTCATGGTCTGAGCAGACCTTGTGCCTGGGGATGGTGATCCCCCAGAGGGCCTTGACTACCTCGTAGAGCTCTTCATCCGTGCGCGGGCCGCGTCCCAGGATGATG